CCGCACCTACCGATGCTGCGGTATTATTTCTTACAATTCTTGATAATTGTTCAACATTTACTCCGACCGCCTCTGCTAACTTTTGTCTAGCAATTACATTTAATCTATTAAATTCTGCTTCACCGCCAACCTGTCTTCTTATCTCTTCGACAACACCCTCTTGGTCACCAGCTAACGCTAACTGACGAGCTCTATCGAGATTCAATTGTCTTCCGATTAGAAGTGATGCCTCTAATTGTTTTTGAATACTTGTTTCGAAATCTAGTAATGACTCTGATATTGAACTCACTGCACTCAACTCTAAACCAAGTTTTCTAGCTGCTATACCAGCATTAATAATATTTTGTCCACCATCCCTAGCAAATTTTGCAAAGAACTCTGTGTTCTGTGCTATGTCTCTCATCACAAGTGCTGGTGCTACACCTGCTGCTTCAATCATTGCTGCATTTGTTCTTATTTGATTAAGTAAAATTTCTCTACTCAAATCAGACATTGATTCCATAACGGATAATGTCTTTGCTAAATCTTCTGAAGATTGACCTGTTGCCGCTGCTGTCCTAGCGAAACTTAAACTTAAGTCGGTGGCTTCTCTTACACTAGCTCCTAAATCTGATAGAATTGCTCTTTGTGCATTTTTAACATCCTCAATATCTAAACCAAACGCTTTGGCTCGTAATCCTAATATTTTAAATTCACCTTGTAATTTCGCCGCGGTTACCGCCGAAACACCTAAATCTTTTCTTGTCTCAGCCACACTTTTAGAAAAATCTAATGCTAGTTTAGCTAATGCAGTAAATATCGCAACTGCTAAAGCTGCTGGCCCTAATATACCTGCCATACCTCTTGCTGAGTCTTCAATTGCAGTTGCAAAGGTCGAAACACCTGGTAAAATTTCATTGATTGCTTTTCCAAACTTTTTTTGATTATTTACCTTTTCCTTTATATCGCTTATTTCTCCTTTGGTTACATCTCGGCCCTCCTCTTGTGCTTTTTTGAGTGCAACAGCGATTAACTGACCTTCAAGTCGTTTACCATTTAAAAATGTTTCTAATGTTCCTTGTTCTTTTAGACTATCGGTAACGCTTTCGTAATTAGACTCTAATTTTTTATATAGTTCACCTGATTGTGCTAGAAAAGCCTTTGCATCAGCCATAGCTTTTGCAAACTCCGCATCCTTTACACCAAGGCTTCTTAGATTAGATTTTAAGTCGTCAGCCATTATTTAAATTTGGTCATAAATTCTGGTTTTTCACCACGACTTATGGCTTGTTTTTCTTTTTTGGTAAGGTAATTATCTATCTCTTTTTTAGTTTTCTCTAAATCCTTGAATTTTTTAGCAAGTTCAGGGTCAGATTGAGATATTTTTTTTAGGGCTCTTGATTCTAATCCTTTTCCAACACTCGTGAAAACTCGTGTGATAAAATTATCAATTACACCCTCTTTGATTGGTTTATATTTCGGCATTTTTGTCTCCAAATTAAGAATATAACTCAATAATAAATATATAAAATGTAGATTTTACCGAATTGACTTGTGTTTGTTGAGTTGTTTTTTAACCTCTTCGGCTTCTTTTTTATAATAATCGGTTAATCTTTTTAAGTAGAATACTCGTAGATATACGGGTAGATTGTAGGCATCACCAAAATTAAATCCACCTTTTGAATGAAGAATTAATTGGAATATTTGTTCGTGGATTTCTCTCTTATAATCATCCGGCAGGCCAAAAAAATCGAAGGGTGATTGGTATCACCACACTCGTCTCCTTTCCATCTGCGGATGTAATTTTTGTTGTCATATCCATATCAGGTGTAATCGTCTCTAAATATTTTCTAAACGCAAGAGAATCCCTTGATAAGAATTGATTATCAATAAATTTAACAATTTCTGATTTATTAGTTTCACCATCAACTGAAATAATCATATGTTTTAATCTAGTCGTTAGTGTTTTTGATATGTTAGAATTTATTTTTTTTAGTGCCTGTAATTCACTATCGATAATCTTTTCATCTTTACCAGTCAATAATTTAAATTTAATTGTCTTCTTTACTGTAGGTAATTCAAATTCAAATTCATTGGAACCTTTAGGACACTTTGAAAAATCTATATCTAATGGTTCTAATTTACTCAAGTCAGCAGTGTGTTTCTCTCCATCATATTCAAACTCATAATCAGCACCATATCCTAAAACTCGTGCAGCAACCATTAATGCATTTTTATCACCGACTAATAAATCTTCTACCTTGATAGATTTATCAACAATTAGTGATTCTAATAATACATCAATTACAGTGCCTTGTTGTATTAGATTTTGTGATGTTAATATATCCTCTTCCTTAGCAGTCATGTATTTTAATTCTACTTTACCACTAGATAGAGGATGTCCTTGAAAATAAAAGTGTCCCTTTGAAGGCAGGTCAACTGTCTCGGTTGGGAACTCGTAATTTGCCATATTGACTCCTATGAAATAATTTTACAACCAATTATAATTATAACCTTATATTCTGAAAAACTATTTTATTTTGATGGTGTAAATTTCTCTTTGATTGGTTTGAGAAGCATATCAAATAATATATCATCGTATTTAGTTGGGGTAAGTTTTACTATTTTTTCTAATGCGTAAATTACTATTAAAACATATTCCCAATTTGCTGCTATCCATTCAGTCATTTTATTCTCCTATTAGAATTGTAAGATTGCGTAATCGTATTGTAATGTTAAACTTATCTCTGCTGGTTCACTAACAGAGTAATCCATATCACCAAAGTTTGCACTTTGAATGTATGTTCCTTTCAGAACCCATTCTTCAACAACATCACCTACTGGCCCTAAAAGATTAAAAGTAACATCCTTTTTATAAAAATCTGAATATCCGTCACGGCCTGTAACAGATTCATGTCCTAATCTAATCCACTCTAATACAGCTTGTGCTGCACTTGGGACAACTGGGTCATATAAAGTGATTTCGATAGGTTGCCATGCTGCTTTACCTTTTACATATCTTTTTACATTAATATGGTCTAATACTATTTCTTCAAATTCGATTGAAGGTCTGTTCATAGCTCTAATAAGATATGCTGGAATCCCTTCAATATACATAATGAACCTATTTTTAGTTTTAGGTTCAAAAGGTGTAAACATGATTTGGTCAGGTGCCAATGTAGCCATTTACAATCTCCTTAAATAAATCTTTTTTCAACTCATAAATAAATATCACACAAACAAATTTTTATATTTTATAGCATAAAAAACCCCACGTTAGTGGGGTTCTTTACTTGTTTATTTAAGTGTCTGATTACTCTGGAAATGCTGCACCTGTTGGTTGAACAACAAAATCTAACACTATGAATTCAGCAGTTCTTGTAGGTTGAATGAATATCTGACCTACTAACTGATTTCTATCAACAACATCAGGTGTGTTATTTGTATCATCCATAACAACTCTAAATGCTGATAGACCACTATTCTGTTGAACTGACTCTAAAAATGGATTTACCACATTTAAGAATCTTTGTCTCGTAGCGTTACTATTTTGTTCGAACACCAAGAATCTTGAGGTAGAAGCTATGAACTTACGTAATGAAATCAATAATCTTCTAATGTTGATTCTATCCAATGCTGATGGTTTAGATTGTAATGTCTTTTGTCCAAACACAACGATGTTCTGACCAGGAAATGAAGCTATTGGATTAATTCTATTTTCATAAAGGTCATCTCTTTCTGCGTGGGTCAGTTTCTTTTGTGCTTTTGTGACTTGTGTTAATCCACCACGATTTAAACCAGCTGGTGCAAACCACTCAAAAGCTACTTGGTCATTAAAAGCTATTACACCTGGTAATACTACTGATGGTGGAACTGCTATCTGTGTAGCGGTATTTCCGTCCTCAATATAAACCCAAGGGTAATATGTAGCTGCGTAATTAGTATCTAATGCTTTTATTCTTGTTTTGACCGTATCGATTGTATCATCACGACCAGTTGCGTCTAATATTAAGAAGGCATCTGCTCTAGCTTCTACTTTTGATATTGCGTGGTTTGTTACTGTTGAGTGTAAACCATGTATTACACCTGGCATTGCCACTAAGTTTACATCAAATTCGTCAGGATTACTAATAGTGTTTATAGCTCTCTTGAAAGCTACTGAACCACTCGCTGTTGAACTTGATAAATCAAATCCCTGCATATTTGATGTAGTTATATCTCCACCAGTTTTTACTTCCACACCTGGATTTATACCATCAAAACCAAACTGAAATGGAACTAAGAACTTTCTTTGTGCTACATCTGATAGTGATAATGTAATTTTTTCTGTCCTATCAGAAAACGTAGTAACGTTCAATTCACTAGCACCTGCATCACCAACTTGGTCTTCAAGTGACATAGTTACATTATTACCAGAATCATTAGTAGATGCTATCGGTGCAAGATATTCACGAGATGTAAGATTTGAGAAATCAAATCCGTAAAATTCGTTTCTATCATAAACATTATTTGCATCTAACTGATTTGAACTTGTCACGTGAGCTGGAATATCATTACCACCTGGTCCTGGATTTTGTATTAATCCATATCCCATCGGAACTAATGCTTTGGTTGAACCTTTATATATGCCATCACGAATTAGATTTTTAAAATCACCAACTCTAATAACATCACTTAAATTTGGAAAATTACCATATTCTGTTAATTTACCATTTGTATCAACCTCTGTCCATCTATCACCGATTGCTCTTGCAAAAAATCTTTCTGAAGTTGGGTCTAATGTTAAATTGTTGAATTGTTCTATTATTGTATCATCGTCTGTTTGTTGTGGTGCGTGTTTTCTAACTTGAATATCAAATTTACCAAAGTCCGAACCTTGAACATCTGATGCTGGAACAACATTTAAAATACCAATTTTAAAACTGGTATTCATATCTGTTCCATGACCTCTTGTGTAAATTCTAAATAAGTTTTGTGCAGTTCCACCGATTTTTTGAGAAATTATATAAGGTGTTCTAGCAAATTGAAAATCCTTATTACCACTCCATGTTGTATCAGAAGCATCACCATTACTATCAAATGTAGTTGAACCAGCTGAGAAGTTTAAACCATTTTGTGTCACTTCAAGAGAAGCTGTATAGGTTGATACCGCACCTGGTAAAAGTGGATTGCCATGAATTGAATCTTTGAATAACTTATATACATACACGGAAGATGCATTTGCACCAGATTTTGTGGATTGTGGGTCGGAACTTATAACTTCACCGATAAAGTTTGCTGAACTTGTATCAAATGACAAAGAATAACTTTCAGCTGTTAATCCACTACCACTTACAACTAATGTAAAACTACTCGCGTCATTTTCAGTTCCTGCAGAAATTCTTGTTAGAGCTGCACCAGCAGTGAAATCACCAGTTCCATTTGAACCTAATGATGGTGCTAAAATAGCTATTGAACGAGTTACTCTTGAATTTGTATGCATCGAATGAGCACTTGAGCTGTGTTGCATTTTTAATTCAATGGAATCAGCAGTGTATCCACCAATTCCTAAAACTCTAACGATTGTGACTACACCAGCACTTCTCAAGTAAGATTCTACTGCGTAAGGAACATAAAACTTTCTATCTTGTTCACCAAATATCTTCTCAAATTCACCTATTGTTGATACTTGGGTGGGTGTAAAAGCAGGGCCTTTTTTAGTAAGACCAATAATAGCTGCACCAATTTCACTTATACCTTGTGGTAAAAATGAAAGGTCTCTTTCACGAGTAAATACACCTGGCGAAACTATTCTTTCTGCCATGATACTTCTCCTAAGTTAAATTTTGGATATAATTATACTACTATAAATATAAACCAAAATCACAAAACTATATTTTTTAGAGGTTTTTTTTATTCAGTTGGTGTAAAAATACCCGTAGCTGGGTCTAACTGACCTGGCCCATATTTTTCATTTAATTTTGCAACCAAATCTCTTTCAGATTGTTGAACTGCTTCGTATTCTGTCTGAACATCTTTCATACGATTATCCAAAGCATTACTCTGTTGGTCAAGTAATATTCTTTGAACTGCTAACTGACCAAGAATTGCTTGTTTTTCTTGATAGTTTGTTTGTAAGTCCTTTAACGATTTAAGTTCCTCTTCTGAAAACTTAATTTCATTTGTTTCAGTTTTTGCCTCTTCAGCCATAACCTATGTCTCCTAATTTAATAAATAAATATAACTATAAAATCTTGAAATGTATTTTTTTTATACAGAAATAATCTTGTATTTTCTACCTGTTGAATCAGAACCACTTAATTCTGCAGCTTTTGCAGATGCAGACGCCTCAGCATTACTACCACTAAATTCCCACACTTGGTCGTTACTACCACTTAACTTCGCAACCCAAATATTTCTTGATGCCCAAGCTGGGTCATTCATTGAGTTTCCGTTTCTATCCACACTTGATGTTGGTGCTGGTTTTAGTTGTTTTACTACACGATAAGGCATAATATTCTCCGTTTAATATAAATATATTAAATAAATATTTCTTTTAGATGATTAATTTTTAAACTTGGTATAATTTTTGGTTTTACACCTGTTTTTTGTGCAATATCAAGACAGAATGAAGCATCCTCAGACACATTCTCCGTATATTTACCAATATTTACAACCTTTTGTCTAAAATATGGGTATTCAAGTTGTTTTATTAATTCGGTTGATATTTTAGTGAAACCAAAACCACAATAATCTACTTCAAAAGGTTCTTTTTTTGTTTTTATTCTATCCATGTGATAAAAATTCATTACACCATTGTCCTTGAACTTTTCTTCATCCCAATCTGCAATCATTGCAATACCACTTAAATCTTTTATATACCAACCTGCACAAAAATCTTCCTCACATTGTAAAAGTTTATTTAATTGTTGATAATTAAATTGTTGGTCAGCATCAATCCAAACTATGTAATCACACTTATCTAATAATTTGTTTGGATTTTTAAATCCACCACCGTCTGTGCATAACCAATTCCTACCATCAACATGAGTTCTACCAACTACGGTAAAAATCTCACCATCTAATTGTTTAGACCAATCTTGTAAGTTCAAAAATTGTGGTAATAGACGACCACTTATTGTATTATATATTGGGATACAAAATGCGTATTTCATAAAACCTCTTTTAGTATAAATATAATTTAATTTTTACAAATTATTATTTATTTAACAAACCACATTGAAGCAGTCGGTGAAATGTTATGCATTTTTCTCCAACTTGAACCTGTTGGTTGTCCGTTGGTTACAGGTATCTGACCTAAAAGACCTACAATCACCCACTCATTCCTATCCTCCCTCGGAGTATAAGATTGTGATACAAAACTCGGATTGACTACTGGGTTTTGATTTTCATCTAAAATTGGTGCACCATAATCGGTAGTTTTATATTTAGCGTGCCAATGATTCCAAGGTGAATTACCTATTATAGCTGATGTATTTTCTGGTCTCACAATACCTATGGGTTCCTCACTTGATTGGGAAGCTGGTATGACCTTACTACCTGTTAGAGCCACCGTGACACCTGCTGGTATACCAGAAGCGGTATGTTCTGTCAAGGCTACCTCAAAAAATTCAGCGTAGTCAAAACCTTGTAATGTTGTGTTTCTGGCTTGAATTGAACCATCACCT